CTTGAACAGATCTTCCATGGTCATGCCAGGAGGAACGTCGACGTGATAGCTCGTGAAGCAGTATTCTGCAGTCTGGTTAAGGGCTTTCGCCGGGATGTATTTAATTGCCATTGGCCACCTCTGGGATAAAGAAAAGAGGCGAGGCCCGAAGGCCCCGCCCCGCTTGAACGCAAACCAGAACGTAACTTAGGTGCTCGTTGCGGCGAACGTCACCGTCGCTGCGGAGCTTGCAGTTACGCCAGAAACAATGCCATCTGCGAACGCGGTGTAGGCACCGGCAGTCGTCAGTTCAACATTGCGGAAGCTATCGCCCACCTTCATACCAAGGGCAAAGCCATTGCTAATGAAGCCAGATGCAGCAGCAGCCGCAGCCGTATGGGTCGATGAATAGGCCCAGATATTTCCTGGGCTATCACCGTAGGTCTGAGCGATGAGCTTCGGAGGATTAGTGCTGGAATAGGCCATTAGTCAGTCCTCCTTAGCTTGCAACGTAAGCAGATCCGTCGTGGACCATCTTGACCACACCGGTATTCTGCAGAAGCGCTGCGCCGTGGTAGAGCGAGGCATTGGTCCAGCTGACCTGCTGCTTGCGCTCATAGCCGGCATCAACGACCATTTCGGCAACATTTGCCGCATGGCCCAGCGAGTCCATATGCCACATATAGCAGGCCTCGCTGTTGGTGCCGACACCAGTGAGATTGGGATGGGTCATCCAGTTGATGCCACCCCAACGCTTAACGCGACGGGATGCACCCGTCAGCGGCTTGATGTCCTGATAGTCAGCCGAAGCGTATTCCTTGATCTGCATCAGGTAGCCATCGAATGCGGGCGTGATCGCAGCGAAGAGCTTGTCTTCCTGCGTCAGATCCACTTCGTTGTTACCCAGGATCACCTTGGCCTTGACGATCAGATCGAGCGATGCCGTGACAGCTGCACCCGTTGTCTGGGTGGCCGTGTCGAGCACGTCGATGATGGTCTGGTCGATGTCACGATGAAGCACCGCCTGAGACGATTTCATCATGATTTCCTTTTGGTTACCTTGATTCGCGAAGAGGTCGAATCCGGTCATCTCAAAAGGTCCGTGACGCTCAACGAGCGTGACGGTCGTCTGCGTGGAGCTCGTGGTCTTGTAGGGGATCTGGCCATTCGAGCCGCGCGTAACCGCGGTCGCACCACCAGAGCCGGCCACCAAGAAGACGGCCTGATTACCCTTCATGAGGGTTTCGCGTACCGTACCGACTTTCAACAGGCTGTAGTCCTGTTCAAACGAGGCGATATATTCCTCTCGGTATTGTACGACAGGTACTGCTGGGTTTCCCATTGGGAACCTCCTATGTCGTATTTGAGGATTGTGGGTTTGTGCCTCTCGTCCGGTTGTCCGCTGGTAGCAGAGCGCGAGCGCGGGTTGCCCACTGGGATGCGGGGCCGCATGCGATGCTGGTGCGGGGCGGTTGATTCTGGCGTTGTGATCCTGCGTCGGAGTCTTGCGGGGCCTTTCGTTCGCATGCTTTCCCAAGCGTGCAATCTAGTCGGGTTGTCCACTCGTCCGGTGAGAGCAGGGGATGAGGCGCTATCTACAGTTTCGAAAAACTGCAGACAACGCCCACACCGCCGATCTCATGGATCGAAATAGCTCGGGCCAGTCCGTGTGTTCTTCATCTGGCGCTCGAGGATCTTTGTGTACTCCTTGTCCATGCCTTCGCGCTTATAGCGATCGTAGTCCGTCTTCATGACCTGCTTGATCTCTTCAATGCGAGACTGAGCCGTCACGGCTGCATCGCCATAGACAAGCGAGCCTTCGCCCCAGTGATTGAGGCCGAGCTCGATCAGGAACTGCGCGACATCGACATCATTGATGACGCGATTTCCGTCTTCATAGCGCGCATTGATCAGCTTGTCGGCGACGTTGCGCGGCAGTGGCCCGTCAGGATCATTGAGGACTCTCTGGAAGACGTTGATCTGGGGACGAAACTCTTCCCCGAGACGCGAGCGCAGAGCATCCTCGTTCTGCTGCAGCCACGAGCGATCGGCCTCGACGCGCGCCTCGTTCTGCTGGCTGACGAGGTCGGCATAGGTCTTGAGCACAGCATCGACATGGGTCTGCGATGCATTGGCCTCGTGCAGGCGAGCGAACAGCGCATCGAGCATGGGCGCATCATCTTCGGCCCATTCCACGCCTTCGATGTCCGGGCGCTTGTAGCCGTTGGCATCGTCTGGGATGCCGTTGGCCTTGCGCCATTCGGCGATCTGCTCCTCGGTCGCGTTGGAGTCCAGCCCCTTCTTGTACTCTCCGCTCGAGATCTTCTGCTCGGCGGCAATCCAGGAGTTAACGATCTTGGATGGGTCGGAGAAGCGCTCGAGGCGCTTCATCAGTTTTTCATCGCCATTGGATAGCTTGACGCGCCAGTCGCTCGGCCATGTTGCCGGAGCGTCGACCTTCACACCATCGTCGGAGCCTTGCCCCAAAAGAGAAGCCCCGCTTTCGCGGGGCTCGTCACCACCATATCCGTCGTCGGTTCGCGGTGGACTACCAAATGTATCTGCTGCCTCTCGCGGAGCAGAATCTGCGCCCGTTTCCGGGGTTTTCAGATCGGCTTCGTCACTCATCGTTTGCCTCTGCTTTTATCCCGATCGCGCTCGATAGCTTCCAGCACATCGGGGTGGTTAAGTTTCAACAATTGCAGACCGGCGAACCGCTTGCCCTCGGCAAAGCTGGTTTCGCGATCGCCATCAAGACCGCCTGGACGCCAGGACAGGTCTGTGAACTCACCAACGCCACACACGTACTGGATGTACTTCCACACGAGCGCCTGCTGGCCCTCATTGGCCTTGCCGGCAACAAACGCCCTGAACGCAAAAACAATGTCATCATCCCAGACGGCCGGCTCGTAAGGATGCGCTTTCGGTATCCACTTCATGCTGTCCTCGCGTTAGCAGGCGCTGGAAGAGCCTTCTGGCCTTTAGGAGGGCCTTCGACCTGCGGCGGCATGGTTGCCTTGTCGATCTCCTGGGAGGCCTGTGCGGCCATGCCTGCCGTCTCTGAGAAGCCTTGGATCTGGCCCATGAGCTCTTGCATCTGCTGCTGGCCGGCGGCCTCTTCCTGCTCGGCGGCGAACTCGTCGTCTGTCTTGAACCAGTCTGCCGGAGCGGAGACGCCGCGAATGGCATCCTTGAGCGCCATATCGAGGTTGACCGGCATCGACTGGACGCCCATCTGGGCCGCTGCTGCGATGAGCTGCAGGGTTTCCTGGAACTGGGACACCGCGAGGCGCTGCTCGGAGTCCTGGACCGGGGATTCAAACTGCCACGCCACCTCTGCGCCCGCGAGATCTGGCGGCACTTCCTCGGACGGGAAGGCGCCCATGTTGCGCATGATGGCAAAGGATTTGTCGAGGATGCGCGAATTGTATTCGACCTCGATCGGTTCAAACAGCGGCAGCAGATTGCGGATGAACTCCTGCTGGCGGATGCCGACCTCGCGGGCCGTCATCTGATCTGCGCCCTCGACCTGCGGCATTTGCAGCTTGTCGATGAACCAAGCCTTCTGCAGCATCTCACGCATATCTGTGCGCATCGAGAAGGCAACGCTCATGTTGTTTTCGATGGTGATCGGCTGGACCGCCTCGCGCAACTTTCCATCGAAGCTGAAGTCAGCCCATGTGATTGCGCCGGCCGCGAGATTTACCTCGCGCACGGCTTCCTCGACAGCGACGACCGGAGGATCGACGGCCTTCTCGCCGGCTTCCAGGATGATGCGGGTCATCTGCTGCATCATGCGTGCATCCGGCAAGCCGATGCAGGTGGTCGGTGAGTAGGCATAGGCCAGACCAGATACGGTGTGCCAGCGCGGGATCACGTAGGGGAAATCCGGCATGCCGCCCTCGCGCAGAACCTTCTGGTTGTCTGCATCGACGTAGATCACGACATGGGACAGCTTGCGCTTCTTGTTGAACCCACCGCTCTTGTTCTTGGATATCATGTCGTATTCGCCATAGGGCATGACGATGCATCTGACATTGAACTCTTTTCCAGGCTCACGCTTGGCTGCCTGCTTGATGGCCGGGTGGACATTTTTCTCGCCGAACCTCTCGATCATGCGCCGCGCCGTCATTTTATCCTTGCGGTGCAGGTGATCGATATCTCCAGAATAGTTCTCGAGCCATGCGCAATCGCGCAAGTGGAACGTGCGGTAGAACAAATGCTCACGAACCGGAGATTCTTCGACAGAGACAACGGCCTGACCAAACGTGACGAAATCGTGGTCTGCCTCTTTTGTCGCGCGAACGAACTTGGTGCGCGTGTCGTACATGATGTTTTTCATCTTGCGCACGACATACTCGAGGTATTGCGCGTTCATAGGATCGCCATCGCGCTCGTCGTCCAGGGTCGTTGTCCGGAACCACTGACGCTCGCGTGGGCGAAGCATGCTCGAGATCGAGTTGCCGAGCTCGCGCCGAAGCAACGATGGATAGGAATCCATCAGATGCTCGGCGAAATCTTCGCCCATCACGTGCTCGCCAGTGAAGTCTGAGCGCTCAACATAGAAGTTTTCTGCAATCTCCTGCCACAGCGATAGCATCGGCTCGCGCTTGGCATACAGGCGATTGCCCAGATCGATCAGCTCTTTTGCTCGGAAATCGCCTGATGCCATTTGCTACGCTCCCCCTAATGTACCGCTGCCGCCGCCTCTTGTACGAGGAGCGTTAGGTCCAGCGGGAGTAAGGCGCGTCGATATACGACCTCCCTTCATTGCTTCTGCCATCAATTCGCGACGACGCTTTTCCTCTTCACTCTCCTGATTGAGCACTGGCATGCGCTGCTTCGGCACAACGACCTTCGGCGCTTTTGGTTTCTTGAACAAACCACCCATTGAATCATTCCTTTTGTTGAGAGTTAACTAACCACCCAGCGTGCCACCGATGGTCCGGCCGACACGCGCTTGCTGCTGACGCTGCATACGCCGCTCATTGACTTGCGCGATCTTCTGCTGTGTTTCCTGTCCCATGGACGGAGGTGCCTCAGATCCAACTGAAGTTGAAGCGGACTTATTCGGATTTTGCTGATCCTTTTTTGCAAAAAGACCGGAAGCTGTGCTTAGGAAATTAGACATGGCTAGCGTCGTCCCTTTTTCATGTTTGCGTATCCCACGTTTGAGAAACTTGGCCGACTTCCAGTTGACTTGGATTTCAGCCTTCGAATGACACCTTCTTGAGCGCTCCAACACATGACAACGGCATCGCCTTTGCCTGGAGAACGTCCGATACGCTCGCGGATCTTCAGCTTTTCTTCCAGCTTGATTCCGTTTGCGGTCACCGTGAATGTCGGCGATGTCAGGTCCGATCGGAGCTCTGCATTGGGCGGTAGAGCGATCGGGCTTCCGCCCTCCTGGTCAGGATCAAGAGCCTCACGGAACCGCCACCATGCTTCTGCGCGCTTGTTCACAAACGACAGCGTGCGATCCTGGGTCTTCTGGCCAGTCCTGTTGGAACCGTTGAACGGCGTATGAGCGATCATGTTATCGCGCAGGCGAAGACATACGGCCCCGCCGTACCCACCGCCGACATCAACGATGACAGGGGCATTGTTGCGCCGATGCTTGATGATGCGGCCGGCCGTTGTCGAGCCGTCTGCCGTCTGGTCGCCCTGCGTCGAGATCGGCTCTGCAAACCATGGGCCGTGACGGGCAACGATCTCTTCGGCATCCGCACCCCCGCCGGCAGGATCGACAGCCATGGCCGTCATCTCGAACTCTTTCCAGCCGTCAGAGCTCCAGCGGTTTTGCGCCTCGATCACCCACTGCGTTGGGATGACCTGGAACTCTGCATCGGCACGGGCCGCCATGAAGTTGCCGTCGCGGACCGCCGATCGGATCGGCTCGGGCAGCGCGTCGAGCTCGGCCTGATAGTTCGTGCGTATAAGGTACGGATTGTCGCTCAAGGCCGCTGGAATGAATGTCCGTGACTTGGCGTAGAGCGTCTGCCCATCTCTCTGCACGGGATGGCGGCCGTGCTCATCCTCTCCAAGATCGCGCTCATCGATCTCGATATCCATGATGCGCTTTGGATCTTTCGGATCCGGGACGGACACATACCAGCGCAGCTCACCATGCTTTGCTGGATTGTAGTGTGTCAGGTCCAGCCATGGCCGGAACATTCCTATGATCCAATCGCCGTCCGCATCGACGGGTGGATTGGTTCCGAGCACCGCGCGAGTGCGCCCACCGCTGGCATCGCGCAACCATCCCAGATGGAAGCGCACCTGCAGCTCAAGGAACTGGCAGGCTTCGTCAAAGTACTTGTACGCAAACGGGTTGCCCTGCCAGGACTGCTCGTCACCCAGCAACTGGTTGGCGGCGAACTGGATCAGGCGCCCATCGTCGGTGCGCAGAGATGGCGGCGGCGAGCCTGAAAAGCCCTTGCGCGTGCCGTTAATCTGCAGAGCGCGATCGGTGAGGCCGGTGAGCTCCGTATAGCGGCGGCGCATGACCAGACTGCGATTGAACGAAGTGAACGCAAGGCCGAGGCCGAGATCTGATTTTCCACCACCGCCCTGTCCGCCATAGAGCAGTACGTCTGCAGGGCAAAGGTAAGCCTCGAGTTGAGGGCCTGGGTTGGGAATCCACTTCTTTCCTTCCGCATGCTTGTTGGCTCTCTCCAAGACTTCCTGGCGCTTCTGGTCCGGCAGAGCGTCCAGCTGGGCCTGGATTTCACTCAGAAGGCTCATTGGACTTCGCCTTTGCCTTTGCCACGGCCGTTCCTAGAAGGAAGGCAACGCGACGAGCGGATTCCAGGGAGTCCGTCGCTTCCGTCTGAATTGGTCCTCCATCTGGGCCGGAGTGCTCGTTGACAACCTTCTCGCCGAAGACCCGCGGCAGCATCTTGGTGAGCATCCACTTGCGTGAATCGACCCGCAGGCGCGAGCGCTGGATGTGCTCCCCGTTGAGCTGCCACGAAGTCTCGCCGTCCTTGCCTTCCCGGACCATGTAGTCGTTGGATCCATCGTCGGCGATCTCGAGCATCTCTTCTGCCATGGACAGGAAGCCCATCTCGCGGGCCTTTGCATACTGCTCGGCGAACGGGTTATCGGCCTGCAGGGACCAGCGGCGCACAGCCTTTTCATCCGGCATGTGCGCATCGCGGCAGATCGATCGCAGGCTTTCTCCGGTTGCGAGTCTGTCGCAGATCTCCTTGCCGAGCGCCGCTGTGAAGACGCTCGGCCGGCCAGTCTTTTTGCGTTTTGTCTTAGGCGTCGGCATGGGCCACCCCATTGACTCTGCGCTTGGCTTTAACCTTGGGCGCCTTTGTCTTGCGAGGAACCTTGGCGTCTGCCTTGGCCTCGATCGCCGCGGCGACCCTCTCGCCGTGTGCCTCGACCTCGGCGGCTGCCATCAGGATCTTGTCGACCTTCGGCTCTGGATTCGAATAGGCAATCTGCAAAGCCAAACCGTCTCCGACCCACGTCTTGATCGTGTAGAGATTGGCGTCGAGCGCGCCCTTGTAGAACATCACCTCGTCGCGAGCGGCCTGGGCCTTCTGCTCGGCTGCGCGGACCTTTGCTGTGAGCTCCTCGTTGCGAGCCACCAGCTTGATGTGCATCGGGTCGACTTCGCGAAAGCCATAAAAAGGCGGCGGACGGAGCAGATCGCTCTCGTGCGGGATCGTCACTTTGATGCCCATCTCGCGGGCCAGAGCGATGAAGAAATGGCAGCCGCTGCGCTGGAACTCCCACTCTTCTTGAGCGCTCATATCCACGCCCCACATGCCGATTTCGGTCGCTCCGCGATGGATGGCGAGCGCGAACATCCAGCTCAACGAGGACGTGAAGAACCAGGGGCCGAACTTCTTGACCATCTCGTCCTTGGGATAGGCAATCGAAGCGGGCACTTGCTCGATCGGATCAATCATGTAGACGGGGCAT